TGGTCGATCTCGGTGTCCTGCTGCCACGCGAATGCCAGGTCCGGCATCTTGAACCAGCGGCCGATCAGCTGATTCATGAATCCCTGCACCCACTGCATCAGCGGCGCCAGGCCCTCCTCGAGCGCCACGTCCTGGGCGGAGTCGGCAGTCGCGCGGTTCATCTGCTTGACGAACGCAGTGGGCGGCAGGCTGAAGGCGTAGCACACGACGCGCGCGAGCCACTCGTCGTACTCGTCCTTGAGGGCGCCCTCCTTCACGTCATAGGGCTTCATGCCGCCGGGAACGAATCGGGTCTTGCGCCGCTCGGCCGTGTTGCCCGCCAGCAGCGCGTCGAAGTACTCCTGCATCTGGCGGATCTGATCCGGCTGCCAGTCCTCGGGCACCGCGATCATGAGGTCGGGCGCTGACCCCTCGGTGTAGTACTGCAGCTTGTGCAGCTGCCGGCGCAGCAGGATGTTCACCGTCGTGACGATCTGCTCGACGGGCGAGAAGCCGTACAGCCGATCCACGCGCGGGTTGCGCGGCATGTACAGCAGCTCGTCGCGGTGGTAGTCGACGGCCGGCAGGCCCTTGATGATCTGCTGGTAGGCAGGATCAGGCGGCGCCGGGGTGCGGCCGTCGAGGTTCAACAGCCGCTTGAACATCGCCCCGTCCATGAGGTCCAGCGAGTAGACCCCCTGGCCGCGCGTCATGCGCGGATAGACCGCCGGCGCGTCGATGACCAGGACCTCCTCGAGGACCATGCGCAACCAGGTCGACCAGTCGTGTTCCCGATCGGGAAAGGCCAGGAAGTCAGTGAGCGCCTGACAGCGATCATCCGGGGACTTCGAGATGTCCTTAGGCTTGATCACCCACTCGAGGCGGCCCATCTGGTCCTTGCGGGTCTCCACCGCCATGCGCACCAGGTCGCAGGAGTTGGCGAGGCTGCGCAACTGCCAGAAGCTGATGTTCTGGACGTTCTCATCCAGGCGCGGGATGTAGCGCGTATTGACCGCGGTCGGGTAGTCGTACGCGCGCCCCTGCGCTTGGTCCTGCGCCTGCGGCACGAGCGGCTGGCTCGGACCGAAGAACGTGTCGGGAGGCTTTCCAGTGAGCAGATACCTCACGCCCTGGCTAAGGCGCGTGAGGACGCTTACATCGAGCGGGATCTTGGTGGCATCAGGTCCCGGCACGTCACACCACAGCGCCGGTCAGCACATTCCGCCACTGGGTCTGATCCGAGATGATCGCCGCGTTCAACGTCGTGTCGATCACGATCGTGCTCACTGTCACGGCCATCGGCGAGGGTCGCGTGGCAGTAGTCACCACCAGGCCGTGGATGAACCAGCCATTGCGAGCGAGCTGCTCGGCGTGGTTGTCCGGCACGTCCTGGGTGCTGCCGACGGCGACGGTATAGGTCTTTCCGTACACCGTGCACGGGTTGCTGCCGGCGCCTTTGACGGGCGGGGATACGCGGGTGGTCATGACGGTTTGCTCTCCTGCGCCCGGCGGGCGTCCATGTCGGCTTTGGCCTGCTTGGCGTACTCGAGGAAGCCGGTGTTTGCCTTGCGGATCGCCTTCTGCAGGGCGTATCGCATGGCGTCCCAGCAGTGGTTGTGTTTGTCGACGATCTCCGGCAGCACCTCGCTGGTGATCTTGTCGACCTTGTAGCTGTACAGCTTCGCCTCGATCGCGGTCTGCACACAGCGCGGGTGGATCACCACCTGCTCGTAGCTGCGGATGTGCGCGATGCCATCCTCGACCGAGCCGTCCCACTTCTCGCACGGCACGATGCGCGGCAGGCCATGCTGCTGCAGATAGCTGATCGTCTCGGGTCGCGCGTTGTCGCCGCGGGTGGCGTACTTGGCGAATTCCGGAATCGTCGAGTAGAGCTGGTCGAGCTGATGCAGATCGGCGCCGACCTTGTAGGCCTCGTACTCGATGAAGAGCTTGCGCTCGTGGATCCAGCAGCGCATGAACACCGTCGGATCGACATAGCCCCAGTCGGCACCCTGGTGCGGACCGCTCCACACCTTCGGGTCTGGCGTGAAGGCCTCGATGACGTACTTGCCCTTGAAGATCTGGGCATCGCTGGCCTCGCGATACCCGCCTTCCCACACGTGCTGGTAGGCGTCCGGATCCACGCGCGCCAGGTAGTCCTTGTCGGCGAGCATCTGCTCAGGCAGGTGCGGATTGTCGCGCCAGGTGGTCTTGCGGACTCGCAGGCCTGGCACCGGCTGTTCGATGAACATCTGGCTGGCCGGATGCTGGCGCTGGTCGGGGTTGAAGCCGACCCAGATCTCAGCGCCCGGGTTGCGGTACACGGTTGGGGTGAGGATCCGCCATGATTCCTTGGAGATGTTCTCCGCCTCCTCGACCCAGGCGATGTTGATTCCCTCGAGGGATTTGATCTTCTTCGGGTGCGTCTTAAGGCCCCGGAAGATGAACTCGCTGCCGGTGTAACTACCGATCCAGTTGTCCTGGATGTCGAAGTAGCGATCGAGGTGGAACAGGTCGATCTGCTCGGAGATCACCGCGTGCACGGAGTCGGCGATGCTGTTCTGGACCTCCCGGGCGCACAGGATGCGAACCTTGCGCTTCGCCGCCAGCAGCACGCACAGCCGCGCGAACGTCCAGCTCTTCAGCCCACCGCGACCACCGTGTAGGCACTTCCATGGCGAGGGGATCCACTGCTCCCGCTCGTCGAAGAAAACATCACGAACCGCTTTCGGGATCGCTTCCTGGATCCGCGGGCGTTGCCGGGTCTGTGCCTGGTCCGCCATTGTCGAATCCGATGCTGATGATGGGCGGGTCGACGGCCTCACCGTCCTTGCCCAGGAACCCGTGCGCCATGCGATCGCCGAAGACCTTCGGCAGCATCCGGGCCGCGACCCACTGGCGGGCGAATACCCTGTTGCGCTGGTGCTGCACGAAGCCTGTGTCGACGCGGGTCATGCGATCGCCCTTCTCGGTGATCACCGTCACCTGGTCGGGCACCTCGTCCGCGATCGCGATGATCTCCTCGGCCTGCGCGAAGGTGCGGATCTCGACCGCCTCCTGGTAGGCCTTGGCGAACTCCGGATGATCCTTGCGCCAGCGATGCGCCTGCCGGTAGCACGGCAGCCCCAGCTCGACCGGCGGAATGTTGTTCTCTGGGCGTCCGCAGATCTGCAGCAGGGACAGGTGACGTTCTGCGATGAGCTCGCAGATACGCTCCCCGACTTCGAGGCTGTATGGCACCGGCGGCTTCACATCGAGCGGGCTCCAGGAACGACAAAGCCGGCGCGTGGCCGGCTTCAGTGACAGTAACCCAACAGATCAGGTTGGCGCGATTTGTAGGCGCTTTCCTGCGCCCTGTCAAGGCCCAAGCCTCGAAAATTGCAGCACCGCAGGTGTCTGGACATCAGAAACCAGCTGCAGCCCCGTCTGGACCGTCTCCTCGCCCTTCTCGAGCTCCGTCCAATATTGGCTCTTGGAGATCCCGATCTCAGCCGCCTGCGTCTTCGCTGGTGTCCACCACGGACCGGTCAGCAGGTAGTAGCAGCTGAGCACCAGCCGCGGGGTCTCGGACATCTTCACCAGGATCCGCTGCACCAGCAGGCCATCGCCGGTGTAGACCTCCGCCCAGGTCTGGCGCCGCTTACCGCTCTCGCCAGCAGCAGGGCCTTGGTCCTTCAAGCGGCCGAGCAGTGACGGGATCGACGCTACGCCGGTGATCATCGCTCGTCGCTGATAGGCCCACATCCGGATCGCCGAGGCGGTGGTGATGTGGACATTGCGTTGCTGGCGTTTCAAGCATCAGCTCCGGATGATCTGCCCGACGGAGGCGGCGATCGTCGGCTTGCGCAACTCCTCCGTCGCCTTCTCGATGTTCTGCCGGAAGCGCTCCTGGACTCGAGCGATCGGCAGGCCCGCCTCGATCAGGCACTCAATCAGCGTCTGCAGGTGGATGAACGTCAGCCGCCCCTGCACCACCAGGCTCGCCGGATCGAACTCGAACACCAGATTGCCATTGGTCTGACTACCGATGAGCCGCTCGGCGAATGTCTCCATTGCGGCCTTGAGGGCGGCATCGCGCTGCTGCGCCGTATTCGGTACAGCGCCGTCGTGCTTCGTCTTCTCGACCATGCTTACCCCTTCAACCAGTGGCCGAGCAGATACCCGATCACGAGCCCGATGACAAGGCCGTACGTCACGGTTATCACCCAACCGCCGTGCTCTCGAGGCGGAGCATCCTCGAGCTGGCGGTTGAGGAAGGCGCGGAACTCAGCGGTATCGTCGTTCATGGTGTCCTCCAGCCTTTCGATGCCAGCACCCG